GAAACATTGGCACTTGGTCACTGGGGTGACCCATCTGAGTGGATTCAGACTTCTTACAATACACATGGCGGTCAGCATCCAGAAGGTAGACCTTTGCATAAAAACTATGCGGGCATAGGTTTTACATGGGATGGGGTTGGCTTTGCTGCACCACAACCATTTCCATCTTGGACAAAAGATGCAGACACTTATTTGTGGAACCCACCTACACCTATGCCTACTGATGGCAAAATTTATACATGGCACGAAGAAACAACTTCATGGGTTGAAGTAACAAATACACAGGCATAAATCATGGCTCAATTCAGCGGAATATGGACTCTTAGTCAAGTAAGTCAAGCGGTCAAAGCTGGTCTTTGGACAGGTCAAGCTCCGACTGTAATTGAGTATTTGATTGTTGCTGGCGGTGCTTCTGGTGGGTCACGTTGGCATGGCGGTGGCGGTGGAGCAGGTGGTTTGCTTCAAGGATATGCTGGTATTACTGCAGGATCATCATATTATGTAACTATAGGTGCTGGTGGGGCTGCGGCAGGAGACGGGACAACAACCAATTACAACGGTAATCAAGGAAATAATTCTGTTTTTGACGCTACATCTTCTGGTGCTTCTACTGGTCGTATTGTTGCTTTAGGCGGTGGGTATGGTGGTAAATTTCAAACTGCAGGAAATTCTGGTGGATCAGGTGGTGGTAGTGGCGATGGAACTACTTCAGGAATAGGAGGAGGCGCAGGAACTTCTGGACAAGGAAACGCTGGTGGATTAGCTAATGGAAACGGATCGGCTGGCGAAGGCAGTGGAGGTGGTGGCGCAGGAACTGTTGGTTTGCAAACCGTAAGTAATTCAATAGGTGGTAATGGTGGCTCAGGAATAGCATCGTCTATAAGCGGTTCTGTTGTTGCTTATGCAGGCGGTGGTGGTGGAGCTTGTGGTGGAGGAACAGCATCACTTGGTGGTATAGGTGGTGGAGGGGGGCCAAATACCGCAGGAACTTCTAATACAGGTGGAGGCGGAGGTGGAGGATTTAATTCTAGTGGTTCATCTTCTTATTCAGGAGCAGGTGGTTCTGGAATAGTTGTTATTCGTTATCCAGGATCAGTTAAATATTTTACTGGCGGAAATTCTATTTACACATATGGTGGATATGTTATTCACATTTTCACTTCTTCGGGATCTTTAACGCCTACAACTCCTTCTAATTTAAATCTTATTGTATTTACTTCTTCTACTACATGGACTGCTCCTAGTGGTGTAACAAGTGTAAATTACTTGGTCGTTGCTGGAGGAGGTGGAGCAGCCGATGATACTTCTGGTGGTGGCGGTGGTGGTGGTTATTTAACAGCAACATCATTTTCTGTAACTCCCGGATCAACTTATACAGTTACTGTGGGTGCTGGTGGTTCTCGTTCAACTACAAATGCTTCTAATGGCGGTAATTCTGTTTTTAGTAGTATTACTGCAACTGGAGGAGGAGCAGGTGGTGGCGCTTCTAGTACACCAAACATGAATGGTATTGCTGGTGGTTCTGGAGGTGGCGCAGGTTACAACGGAACAGGTGGTGCGGCTTCTCCTTCTGGACAAGGAAACGCAGGAGGTAGTGGTGTTGGTGCTGTATCCCCATATTCAAGTGGAGGCGGCGGTGGTGCTGGGGCCTCTGGATCTAATGGCACATCTAGTAGCGGAGGAAATGGTGGCAATGGATTAGCAAGCACTATTTCTCCCCCAGTTTTTTATGCTGGCGGTGGCGGTGGAGGCGGTTATAGCACTGCAAATGCTCCTGCTGGTTTAGGTGGTTTAGGCGGCGGCGGTAACGCTAGCAATATATCTGGTACGCCCGGTACTTCTGGTACGGCAAACACAGGTGGCGGAGGCGGAGGCGCTGGAGCTGGCGGAGGAAGAGTCGGCGGCGCGGGTGGATCAGGAATTGTAATTATTACTTGGAGTCAATAATGGCAGAAAAATGGATTCAAAAAGCAATTAAGAAACCCGGTGCTTTGAAAAAAGAATTGGGTGTACCCGCTGGTAAAACGATTCCTGCAAAGAAGCTAGCCGCCGCTGCAAAGAAACCCGGCAAAGAGGGGCAAAGAGCGAGGCTTGCTGAAACGCTTAAAAAACTTAAAAAGTAAAATGTGGATCCGTTCACCTTGGTCGCTATGGCTAGCGGCGCTCTCAAGCTTATTAAACAGTCTTGCGAGATGCTTAATGAAGGCCGGGCGATGGTCAAAGAGGTGGTCGGTGAAGTTGGCGGGGCAGTCGACAATATCCAAGGAGCCAAAAAAGACATCCTCGGATTATGGTCAAAAATTGCCGCTCTCTTTGGAATCAAACCTGCCCCAGCCCCAGTCGCAACACCTAAGCCAGCTTCTAGACCAGCTAAAAAAGTCAAGCAAAAGGCAGCGGAATTTGATGAAAATGCAATATTTGCAGCGGTCGGGAAGAACTTGACTGAGTTCTTTAAAGCCTACAACGCATTAGATTTGTACATCAAGGAGGAAGAAGAGAAGAGTCGTCATGTATTTGATCCTGAGAGTGATAACTCAGCTAACGCAATCAACAGGGTTTTGGCGCAGTTACAGATGGAAAAGCTTAATGATGAATTAAGGGAGTACATGGTTTACCAAGTGCCTCCTGAAATGAAAGATCTGTATGGTCGTGTAAACAAGATGCTGGGGCAGATTGCCAATGAGCAAGAGTTGGCTAGAATGGATGAGTTAAACAAGAAACGGCAAGCAGCATGGCGACGAAGACAGGCTATAAGCAAAATCCAAAACAGGGCAATAATCGGGGGAGTAGTTACCCTAGTGATCCTGTGGACGTGGCTGATGATTCTGACGATGATTCCTTCTACATCATTGTGATTATTGTTCTTTTGGCCTTGGTGATGTTTTTTATGCCTGTGCTGATGTGGATGTATATGGATATTAGGCAGACTGAGATCAAGGTTCAGAAGCTTGTAAAGAAGTTGGAGAATAAATAATGGATTGGTTAAAAAATATTGCGCCGACTATTGCTTCTGCGCTTGGCGGGCCTCTTGCGGGTATGGCTGTTGAGGCGGTATCCAAAGCCATAGGGGTTGACCCTAGTGATGTACAAAACACCATTAACTCAGGTAAGTTGACTGCTGACCAGATAGCCTCGATCCAAACCGCAGAGTTAGCATTAAAAGCCAGAGCGCAGGAGATGGGTCTTGACTTTGAAAAGTTGGCGGTAGCAGACCGTGCAAGCGCCCGTCAGATGCAGATGACCACAGGTAGTTTCATACCTCCAGCGTTGTCCGTTATGATTGTGTTGGCTTGGGCGGCAGTACAGTTTTTTCTGTTGACTCATGTGATTGAGCCGACTATGCGTGAGTTGATTGCCCGTGTACTGGGTACGCTGGACGGCGCCCTGATGCTTGTTCTATCCTTTTACTTTGGTTCGTCTTCTGGCTCTCAAGCCAAAGACAATCTCCTTCATCAATCTACGCCCACAAAATGACTACACTTTTATCACCCCACTTTTCGCTTGAAGAGTTAACGATTACAGAACACAGGGAGTTTTCAAATGAACCTAATGAATCTGAAAGAGAAAATCTTGTCCGCCTTGCAAACTTTTTGGAGCAAGTTAAATTCGTATTGGGTGGCGTTCCGATCATGGTTAACTCGGCCTATCGATCCGCCCAAGTGAATGAAGCCGTTGGCTCAAAACCAACCTCTCAGCATCGTATTGGCTGTGCGGCAGATTTGCGTGTACCCGGAATGACCCCAGATCAGGTGGTCAAAGCCCTCATAGGTTCTCAGTTAGAGTACGATCAAGTTATCCGAGAGTTTGACCGATGGACGCATATCAGCGTACCCAATACTCTTGAAATGAAACCTAGACGCCAAGCGCTTATTATTGATAAAATAGGCACAAGACCATACGCCTAGGTAAGCCATGCCATTTACTAAAGTTACCCTTAAACCCGGAGTTAACCGAGAAAATACTCGTTATACAAACGAGGGTGGGTGGTATGAGTCTGACAAAGTACGTTTTCGTCAAGGCAGCCCAGAAAAAATTGGGGGCTGGACACAGTATTCAACATACACGTATCAAGGTGTTTGCAGGTCTTTGTGGAACTGGACTACGTTAAACAATCTTAATTTGGTTGGTGTTGGCACAAACTTAAAGTTTTACCTTACGTATTCTACAGATTACTTTGATATTACGCCTGTACGCCTAACAGTTACGCTTCCCAATAACCCACTCGCCACCAATACCGCAACCAATTCGGGGGGCAAAACAACAGTTACGGTAACTACTTCTGCTGTTAATGGAGCTTTGGTAGGAGATTTTGTAATCATTACAGGCGCAGCAGCCGTTGCTGGGGTAACCGTAAGTGGTGAATATCAAATACAAAGTACTCTTACCACAACTACGTTTACCATTTTAGTAACTGGTACAGCCTCATCTACTACAACAGGTGGAGGTGCATCTGCCCAAGCAGCGTTTCAAGTTAATACAGGAAATGCCGTTCAATCTCCTTTTAGCGGCTGGGGCGCAGGTACTTGGGGTACTGGCACATGGGGTAATGGACAAGTTGTTAAAACAAGTTTACAGATTTGGAACCAATATAACTTTGGTCAAAACTTAATATTTGGGCCTCGTGGGGGCGGACTATATTACTGGGATGCCAATACAACTGTAAACAGTCGAGGCGTTGCGCTTAATTACGGTGGTACAGTAACAATTACCATTGCTGCTCCAGCAGTTATTACATCTGGGTATTCATTACCTAACGGCAGTTCTGTATCTTTTTCAACAACAGGTGCGCTTCCTACAGGACTTGTTGCAGGAACTACTTATTATGTAGTCAATACATCAGGTGTTACATTTAATGTGGCTGCAACACAAGGCGGTAGTCCAATCACCACCAGTGGTACGCAGTCTGGTACGCAAACATTGACTTTGGGTGATGTACCCCTATTCCAAAATTACTTGCTTGTTTCAGATGCATCTAGGTTTACGCTTGTATTTGGCGCAAATGATTACGGGTCTGCAACTCAAGATCCTATGTTGATTAGATGGTCGGATCAAGAAAATCCTTTTGTGTGGTATCCAAATATTACCAACCAAGCTGGTAGTGTGCGTTTGTCTCATGGGTCGCAAATCGTAACCGCTATTCAGACACGTCAAGAGATATTTACGCTTACTGATTCCTCTTGTTATTCTTTGCAATATCTTGGCCCTCCTTATGTTTGGGGTACACAACTTTTAGCAGATAACATTTCAATCATTGGCCCCAATGCAGCTATCCTTGCATCTGGTGTTGTATATTGGATGGGTATTGACAAGTTCTATAAATATGATGGACGGGTTCAAACATTAAATTGCGATTTGCGTCGTTATGTATTTAATGACATAAGTCAATTACAAAATCAACAAGTATACGCAGGGACTATTGAAGCTTTTAATGAAGTCTGGTGGTTCTATTGTTCTGCCAATAGTAATTTGGTAGACAAGTACGTATCTTATAACTACCTTGAAAATACATGGGTATACGGCACAATGGTTAGAACTGCATGGTTGGATTCTGGCCTACAGCAAAATCCTATTGGCGCTTACTATAACTCCAATACGGTAACTGGTAATTTGTTATCCCATGAAAATGGTGTGGATGATTTAACTACTGGTACGGCTGCTCCAATTGATGCGTATATATCTTCTTCCGAGTTTGATATTGGGGATGGAGATCACTTTGCGTTTGTGGATCGCATACTGCCTGACGTAACATTTGATGGGTCTACAAGCGGCACAAACCCACAAACCACAATGACGCTATATTCCCTAAACAACTCAGGTTCTGGATACGACCAAACTTATAGCAATAATGTTAACTATATTGCTAGCGCACCTATCGAACAGTTTACTGGGCAGGTCTACTTGCGTGTTCGTGGTCGCCAGATGATTCTAAAGATGGAGTCTAATAAGGTTGGTACGACATGGCAAATGGGTTCGCCTAGGTTTAATATTCGCCCAGATGGACGCAGATAATGGCAACTAAACCCATTAACCCCGCACCACCCAACTTGCCGTTGGCGCCAATTCAATACGAAGCGCAGTATGGGGATAAGCTAACTAATGTTTTACGGTTATTTTTTAACCAATTAAATTCTGTTTTAAGTATATTAACTAATTCGTATATTACAAACACGACTATTTATACGGTAGCGACATTACCCACTGCTTCAATTTCAAATATTGGGGCTAGAACTTTTGTGTCAGATTCATCAACTACAACTTTTGGTGCAACCGTGTCTGGCGGGGGTTCGAATATAGTGCCAGTATACTCAAATGGTACTAGCTGGAATGTAGGTTAAATGGTAAACTTATATGGTATAAGGGGAATAATATGGCAGATGGCGGACTTATAGAGGGCGCTTTACTCAATTCAGTTTTGACCGGAGCTGTGGTAGGCGGAGGCGCATCCCTACTTACTGGTCGTGACCCATTAAAAGGCGCGTTGATGGGCGGCATAACTGGTGGTGCATTCAACGGTATTAGCGGAATGATGCCCGGTGCAGAGGATGCGGCAAATGTAGCTGCCCCAACTCCGGCTTCCACCGTCGCCTCAACGGTTCCAGCGGTTAATCCAGAAGCTATTGGTGGTTTTGGTGGGGTTTACCCCGCACAAGCTGGGGACTTTTCACCTACTATGCTTCCATCTGGCGCCGCCACCGCCCCTGTTACTGGTGCTGGTGCTGGTGCTGGTGCTGGTGCTGGTGCTGGCGGTTCGGGTATTGGGGACTGGTGGAATTCTTTAAGTACAGGCAAGCAAGCTTTATATGGTGGTGGCGCAGGACTTGGTGCTTTGATGCTTGCAGAACGCAAAAAATATGGCGTTCCCGGAAGAGAAAAATACACAGGCCCACTAAGTCAATTTAGATATGACCCATCTACATATGTACCTTACACAATGGCTGAAGGCGGTATTACGTCTTTACGATCTGGTGGAGAACCCAGTCTAGGCAGTTATTCTGACGGTGGGCATTTACTCAAAGGGCCAGGAGATGGCATGTCAGATAATATTCCAGCAAAAATAGGGGATAAACAACCTGCTCGCCTAGCAGACGGAGAGTTTGTAGTTCCCGCTGACGTTGTTTCTCACTTGGGTAATGGGTCTACCGATGCTGGTGCAAAACAGTTGTACAGAATGATGAACAAAGTACGCAAGGCACGTACGGGTAATCCCCAACAAGGTAAGCAAATTAACCCTCGCAAATACGTGCCAGTTTAAGGAGATCCTATGGCAACCGCAGATCAAATTAATGCAGCTTTAGCAAGCGTACAACAAAATCCAACTACTAGTAATACTGGTATTGGGGCTAATTTACAGACTTTTACACCCGGCCCTTATGTGCCCACAAGGTATCAACCAACCTATCAAAATGCGTTTGGTAATGGTATAGCTTCATTATTTGGACGTAATTATAGTGGTATGTTTACTCCAGATTCTTATGGTGGCGGGTACAACACACCTACTACAACCAATACCGATCCATTATTAACTGCTTATCAGTCAGGTAATTACGACTTAGCCAATCAATTAATTAACCAACAAAAATTAAATCCTCAAGATATTGTTACTAAATATGGTTTAAGTCCTACAGATGCAGCTAACGTAGCTAAAAATTTAGGATATACAGGGGATCTTAGCGGGTTAAATTATGGTGCAGCTGGTAAAACTACTGGTAATACTGGTATAACAAGTCTTACTAATACAACTATTGGCGGTACAACTACTGGCGGTACAACTACTGGCGGTACTAAAACTACGAGTACATCAACTTTACCTACATTGCCCACGAACACAACTGGTACGACTAGTACAACTGGTACTAAAACTACTGGTACGACTGGTACGACTGGTACAACTGGCACAACCACAACGGCTACCGATCCTATATTAGCTGCGTACCAAGCAGGTAACTATTCTTTGGCTAATCAGTTAATTAACCAACAACATTTAAACCCACAAGATATTGTTACTAAATATGGTTTGGGGCAAGCTGATGCCGCAACTGTAGCTAAAAATCTTGGATACACAGGTGATCTTAGCGGGTTAAATTATGGGGCAGCTAGTACTCCAACAAATACTGGTATAACTAGTTTACCCGCTGCAAGCAACACAAACACATCCGTATCTAATGCTGTATCTACTCCCGGTTCAACCGCATCTTTGGCTAGCCAATTAGCAAATGCGTACAACACGGGAGACTACGGTACAGTTAACGATATTATTGCAAACAATCAATTAACGTCGAGTGCTGTTGGAAATATGTTTCCTGGGTTCAATACTGCATCAGTTAATCCAGCAGTGTCTTACTATAACCCAGCTAGCGCTCCCAATTCGACCGCATCTTTGGCTAGCCAATTAGCAAATGCGTACAATTCTAAGGATTACGGTACAGTTAACGATATTATTGCAAATAACCAATTAACTTCAAGTGCTATTGGTAATATGTTCCCTGGGTTTGATACATCATCTGTTAACCCAGCAGTATCTTACTTTAACCCAGCTAGCGCCCCTTCTAATGCGTATGTAGATTATAGTGGGGGCTAAATGACTTTAACTGTTCAATATGTAGACACCAATTTTGTCCAACAACTTTGGCCTAAAGTAAAACCTTTTATTGAGGATGCTATGGCAAAGGGTGGAGACTTTCCTGATTGGGCGGCATCATATACAGTTGACCATATACAAGCTTTTTTGGCGGCGGGGCAATGGCTTTTGCTTGTTGCAACAGATGAGAATGGTGAGATACACGGGGCAGCAACTGTATCGTTTATTAATTACCCCCTGCATAGGGTTGCATTCGTAACAACAATTGGTGGTAAGTTAATATCCAATGACGATACATTTGAGCAATTGAAATTGATTTTGAAACAACGTGGCGCAACTAAGATACAAGGATACGGTAGAGATGCTATCGTGCGTCTTTGGAAACGCTACAACTTTGAACCTAGAAATACTTTAGTTGAGGTACTAATATGATTATCCCAAGCAAGCACAGTGGTTATCTTGAGGGGTCAATACGTCGAGTATTTTTAGGCGGAGGTGGTGGCGGTGGTAGTAGTCAACCTACATCTCAAACGATTACGCAGTCAAATATACCTGATTGGTTGCAACCACAAGTAGAATCTTTGTTGGGCGGAGCTACTCAACAGTTATTTAATACCAAACCTCAAACAACTACTGATGCTAGTGGAAACACTACTACATACCAAGATATTACTGGGGTAAAACCTTACCAACCATATAGTCAGAACCCAGCGGATTATGTAGCTGGGTTTAGCCCATTACAACAAGCCGCACAATATGGTGCTGGGCAGATGCAAGTACCAGGTCAACTTGGTTTAGGTTCTGATATTACTGCCGCAACTGCGGCTACATCTGCTGATATTGGGCAACGTGGTTTAGGTTATGGGCAAAACGCCGCTGATGTTGGTGCTAACTATGCTTATAACGCTACTAATCCAAATGCAATAGCATCATACATGAATCCTTATATTCAAAATGCGTTGAACCCGCAACTTGAATTAATGAAGCAACAACAAGGCGCTCAAGGGGCGCAGTTAGGTGCTCAAGCTGCCCAAGCAGGTGCATTTGGCGGTTCACGTTTTGGTGTTCAGAAAGCTGCTCAAGACCAAGCCAACCAGTTAGCACAGCAAAACTTAATTGGACAAGGTTACAACAATGCGTTTAACCAAGCTAATCAAGCTATGCAATACGGCGCTAACTTAAACCTACAAGGCAATCAGGCTGCGCTACAAGGCGTGGGTACTGCACTTCAAGGTTTGGGACAAGCTGGGCAAATGGGTAATCAGTTGGGTAACCTAGGCACTCAGCAACTTGCGGCTCAACAAGGCATTCTTGGTCTGCAAAACCAATTGGGTGCACAGCAACAAGGCCAACAACAAAGTATCATCAACCAAGCAATTCAGAACTTTGGAAATGCTCAACAGTACCCATTACAACAACTTAATGCGTACAATGCTTTGTTACGTGGTTATGCTATTCCCGGACAAACGGCTACACAATATCAGGCTGCCCCAAGTGTCGTATCTCAAGCAGCAGGTCTCGGTACGGCTGGTATTGGCGCATTGGGTTTATATAATGCAATGAATAAGGGTTAATTATGTCTATAGTTGAAAAATTACTTCATAAGCCCGAAGCTTTCTCTATTCAAGAATTGCAAAGAGGTGTGCAAGACGGGTCTGTACCCGCTTATATTGGCGTGCCATTAATTCAAGATAAGATGAAGCAAATGAAGGAAGCGCAGAACTTACAAGCTGCTGGCGCTAATCCCAATCCTCCTACAGTTGCCCAAAATATTTTGGCGCAAGCAAATGGCATCTCATCGTTGCCAAGTAATTTACCTGTTACCACTGGTGCTGGTGGCGGCATTGTTGCGTTTGCCGCTGGTGGTGAAGCTGATGATGAGGAAGAAGATGATAGTTCTGAAGAAACCGGAATGAACAAAGAAGAGCGTATGCTCTTCCAAAAACTTAGTGGTGGGCAAGAAGAATTACCTGAACCAGAATTAGCTGAAGGCGCAGAAGGTATTGACGGTCTAGCTGGTATGGCAGGTGTTGCTGCTAGAAATGCATCGCACGCTTTAAAGACGGATATTAACAAAACATCCGAGGAGCAAAAGGACGCTTTATTAAAGCACGTGCTGCATAAAGAAAGTCGTGGGCAACGCTACGACAAAGAAGGTAACCTGTTGACCTCTCCCAAAGGTGCAATGGGCGAAATGCAAGTAATGCCCGGAACTGCTAGAAGCCCCGGTCTTGGTGTAGAACCTGCACGAAGCAACTCTCCAGAAGAGTTTGCACGGGTCGGTCGTGACTATTTACATGCCTTACATAATAGATATGGTAGCAATGAGTTAGCTGCTATTGCGTACAACTGGGGGCCTGGTAACACAGACAAGTGGTTAGCTTCTGGTGCAGAAATGTCCAAGCTTCCTAAAGAAACTCGTGACTACATTAAAGACGTACCAAGAGGCGCGCAAGGTGGTGAAGTTCATTTTGCTGAAGGTAGCAAAGATGCGGTTGTTGGGGTAGGTAGTGGCAAACACAAAATAAGCACGACTTCCGGAAACGATTTCCTTAACTGGCTTATTCCAGCTTATCCCGCTGCGCCAGCAGATAATGGTGGCTATCCAAGCGATGTGGATATTTCTAGGCCTTATATTGGTAACCCAAATATTGCGGCGCAAGGTAAAAAAGCGGGAGCTGTGCAAGCAAACCCTTCCATTTCTAATGCACCAAGGACACCACCCGCACATCCTGAGTACAACGCAGCCGCTGATTCACAAAAAGCAAGTGTTGCTACTCCAAACTATGATGCGACAACTGAAGCAGAAGACCAAAGTTTTGGTACGCTTCAAAGAACTCCTATGGAGGCTAATGCGCCAGCTCAAACTGCGGAAACTGCTGATGCAAATGACCCATATAAATCTCTTGCAGACTACCTAGACAAGCGCCAAAAGGGTATTGAGCAAAACTACAACAACGACAAGTACATGGCGCTTCTACAAGCAGGTCTTGGTATGATGGGCGGTACTTCTCCTTTTGCCGCTGCTAATATTGGACAAGGCGCAAGTCAGGGCGTAGCTTACATGGCTAATGCAAATAGACAACGTGCCGCTGAAGAGAATGCTTTAATGTCTAGTAAGCTAGGCCTTACACGTGCAGACTTATACAACAAGATGCATTTAGAACAGATTAAAGAAAGCGCATTAAAACGTGGTGATTTGAAAGCTTACCGTGATGCGGATCTTGCATTAAAAGGAACGCACTATGCAAGTATGCAAGGTAAGGCAGATTTAGCCAATACGTTAAAACAGCAAGAACTTAAATTAAAAGGAAATGCTGCTTTCCAAAAAAGTATGCAATCTTTTGTAGGTAGCCCAGAAGAAATTGCTTTGATAAAAGATCTTAAACGCCAAGGTGGAGAAAATTGGAGATCTAATCCTAAGTTGGCTGGGGCACATGCAGCAGCACAAAGAACATACGCCATGAACAACTTGAGTTATGACGATAGTGATTCTTCAGCCCCTCATTTTAATGATTTAATGCAATAAAAATGATACTTGATCTACCAAAAATTGGGCAAGTTAGGTTTGACGACAACCTAACTCAGGATCAACTTAACCATCAATTAGACGCTCTATCTAAAAAATATAATTTTGAACTTCCTAAAGGTGAGTTCACTACTGGCGAAGTATTAAAGCGTGGCGTTATGCGTGGTGCCAAGCAGTTGGGGTCTACTTTTACCGATGTTATTCCTGCAATGGTTGGTAGTGCATTGGGTAATAAAGAGTATGCCCAACAGCAGATGGATGAAGCTAAACAAACGCAAGAAGAAATTAACAAATATTATTCGCCCCAGTATGGTAATCTAAAAGATGTTAAAGGTATTAGCGACGTACCTAAATTCATACTTGAAAATATTGCCGAGCAAGTACCTAATATTGCAACATCTTTAATCCCCGGTGGTATTGGTGGTGCGCTTGCACGTCGTGCTGGTGTTGCTGCGGCTGGTCGTGCGGCTATGCCCCTTATTGAGTCGGGGGCTACTGCTTCTGAATTAGCTCATGTAGCGGCTACTAAAGGTGCAGAGTATGCTGCACGTGGTCAAAATGCAGGTATATTTTTAGGTTCCTATGCGCAGAATGCTCCAGAAGTATTCCAAAACATTTATGACAAAACAGGTGAATTAGCGCCCGGAGTCGCTGCTTTGTTTGGTGCTGGAGCCGCCGCATTAGATTCTGTACTTCCCGCACAGTTAATGAAAAACTTAACTGGCCCTATGAAAATAGGTATTGTGGAAAAGGTATTAGAAAAATCAGGAATGGACAAAGGATTGTTGCGTTCTGTAACTTCTAATATGTTATCCGCAATGGGTGGAGAAGGCATTACAGAAGGTATGCAAGAAGCCATCAGTATTGCAGCAGAAAACTTTGTAGGTAAGAATCCTCAGATATTTGGTAGCCCTGAGTGGGATCGCATCATGGAGTCTAGCGTCCGTGGTGCAGTATCTGGTGGCGCATTTGGTGCGGTTACTGGTGCGGTTGAGCGTGGTCGTGCGGGTAGAGAGCGTGCCCAGCAATATGAACAAGCTTTGCAAAAACGAGCAGGCCGTCAGTTAACTGCCGAAGCCAACCGCCAAAGCGCAGGTATAGACCAGTTTAATAATGAGCAACAACAGATGCAGTTGCCTGGTATGGAGATGGGGCCATACACAACTTTGTTGCCAGAAGGTCAGTTTACACCACCACCCGCACCGCCTAAAGAACGCAAGGTTGTGCAAGGTAGTTTGTTTGACGAAGAAGGTGCGCCAACTAAGCAAGCTGAAATGACCGTGGCAAAGGCAGATAAAGCCGCTGCCAATCGTGAACGTCTAGCACAACAACGTGAAGCCGCTGCAACTAAAGAAGCCGCACAAAAACTTAAAGCAGCTATTGCGGAGATTGCGCCTACCAAAATTGACTTGTTGTCGTTAGCTAAACAACCATCACCTTTAGCACAAACTATTGCCCAGCAAAGAGCTGAGAATGAGAATTTAGCAGCCAAGCGTGGCCCCAAGCCTGTACTGCCCACACAACAACAAGTTGCACCTGCTGCTCCAACAGTTGCACCGCAACAAGCCGCCCCCACTGCGCCAGTGCAAGAACAACCTGCGCCACCACAAACCGCACCTGTAGAACAACAAACTGCTGAGACTGTTGAAGAACCAAAGCTGGTGCAGAAGCCTACGCCTGTAACACCACAACAACTTCCTACAATCGTAGACGACAGTACATTTAAAGGCCTAGGTATAGGACGCACTGCTACGTTTATCAGAGACAAGTTGCTACATGGTAAGGACATAAGCAATCCAGCAGATGCTGCGGAAGTCAAACGTATACTAGAAGCATACGCACACAAGACTACAAACTCCAAAGCAAGAGAGAATGTAGAGGCTTACTTAAATCGTCCAGAATTCCAAGGAGTAGAAAATGCTACAAGACCTGACACAACCACAACTGGAACAAGCAATGAAGTGGTTAGCGAACCCACATGGGCACAAGTTTTTGCCCGATACGACAGCCTACCCGAAAATCAACGAGAGGCAGTTGCACAACGGCTCGGAATAACCCGTCCTGAGTTTATTGAATCTGAGGCGGTGTTTACCCGTACAAAAGAAGTTGACGATGCCATTACAGCAGTGACGACTCCCACTACAGAACCTGTAAAACCTCTTAGCAAAAAGGCGCAGAACGATAAAGCAAAAGCCGAAAAAGGTGCGGAAAAAGCAAAACAAGAACACACAAAATTTATTGAAGAGAATGATGAACGTGTAGATAATTTGCTGACTTCTAAAATCCATGAAGCTGCGGCAGATCAAAACATTGAAGCAAAGTTTGTAGAAGCAGGTTCGCACCGTGGCACAGATGCGCATAAAACATTACGCTTGGGCGCTCTAATTAATGAGTATTTCACAATAAAAGACATTACTCAAAAAGCGCAAGAGCCACTGCAAAAAACTAAAAACGAACAGACACTTAAATCGTTGCGTGAAGAAATAGCAAAGAACAGCCCAGAAGGTGCAGCTATATTAGAAACGCTAGAGCAACTACCGCCTAGCAAGCGTGCGGAGTTTATGAGCAACCTAAATAAATTAGGTAACCAAGAATCCGAAGAAATAATTAAACAAAAAGTCAAAGAAGCTGCTGCACGTAAAAAAGCTTACGAAGATTCTTTACCGCCCGAAACAAAAGAAACTAAGCGCAAAGGTGCTGGGTTTAGTTCTGCCGATAGGTTTAAAGAAGCACTAACACACATAAAAAATAATTACCTGACTAAAAAAGATACGCCAGAATTTATAGCGTTGCTCAATAAAGGTCAAATATTAGGGGCTATTAATTATGCAATGAGCAGATTGCCTGAAGGTTTTAGAAGGCAATTTAAAAACGAAATGCAAATCATTTTGGGCAAAGATGCGTTCTATGGCCCTACCTATAAAGGTAAAAACTTAAATGAAGAAG